AAATCCACGGCATTGAGGGGGTGCTGGATACGCTGCACCGACTGCCTAAAGAGGTGGTGAGCAAGCGTGGTGGCCCCGTCGCGCGGTCGTTGGGGAAGGGGGCAAGGTTTATTCGCGACAGAGCAAAAGATAACCTACGCTCACAGCTTCAAGGCAGTGATGAAACCACAGGGCTTTTGATGAAAAACGTGGTTGCCAGCCGAGGCAAAGCCCCCCACGTCGGTAAGGGTGAGCGGTATCTAGTACGTGTGCGACGTATTGCGTACCCACGAAGGTACAAAGGCCGTGCGCATATCGTGACAACCAGAAAGGCGGCCATGTGGAAGGAATACGGAACAAGCGATCAGGCTGCAACGCCATGGCTAAGGCCAGCAGTACAGATGCATGCGATGTCAGCCATCAACATGATAACTGCTGACTTAAAACGACGTATTGATGCTGAAGTAATGAAACTAGCGAGAAAAAACAATGCTGCCACTCGTCTATAAGCTCTTGCGGGGAAACGCAGAAATTAAAGCATTGGTGGATACGAGAATTTATCGTCATGACATAGCGCCTCTAGGCACAGAGCGTCCATATATCACGTGGTTTCTTGTGTCTGGCAGGCCAGAGCAGCAGCTATCTGGCACTCCATGCGCAGATTTTGATTTGGTGCAGATAGATGTTTGGTCAGAGGATGATGCCGAAGTAGAGCGGTTGGCTCGGCTGGTCAGGGATACATGTGAGGCCGAGGGCCTTGCAGTCAGGATTGCAGTTAACGGCTATGAACCAGAAACGAAACTGTTTCGGCTTGGGTTGGAAGTGGATTTTATACGTAGTAGGTAGTTTTATATTTAGCAGGCAACGCCCACTTCGGTGGGCTTTTTTTATGGAGTAAGGCCATGTCTGTAAAGAGTCAAGGTACAGAGCTATTCTTTTTGGCTGGTGATCCAGCCACGGTTATGAAAATGTCATGCCCGACTGGGGTAAATGGGCTGGGTGGGTCACGTGATCAGGTCGAGACTACATGTCTAGATGACACTGAGGACCATCAGTATGAGGCAGGGCTGGGCACTCCTGGCACGGTTTCTGTTCCATTTATCTTTAAGCCGCAAGAGGCAAGTCAGCAAGAGCTATGGGATTTGCGCCAGTCTGGCGAAAAGATTAGCTGGATGGTTTGTTTATCTGATGGCGAGGACGCCCCAACTGATGGTTCAGGTGGGTTGCAAGCACCAAGTGACCGCACCAGCTTAGAATTTGTTGCGTACGTCGCTGACCTCACTATCGACATCGCCACCAACGAAGTAGTGCGCGGCACGATGGAGCTGCAGCGTTCTGGCCCAGTAACCCCTCACTGGAAGTCTTAATATGCTAGATAAATCTTTGTTTGTCTCTGACACTATTCATGAGCGTGAAGTAGAGCTGGCAGACGGCAGCAAGCACACGATGTATTTTCGCGAGCTGCCAGCCAGTGAGTTCCAGCTTTTTCATAAGGCAGTTACTAGCGATGATGAAAAGCAATACTTGGAGAGTATGCCTCGCTTGATTGCTACAAGCTTGTGCACCAAAGAGGGAAAGCCCGCTATAACTACCGAACAGGCCAAGAACCTAAAGATAGAACCAATGCAAGCTATTTTTGAGGCAATACAGGAGGTGAATAGTAACCTGCCAAAAAAGATGAAAGGTGGCGGTTCTGGCATATCCTAGCGCTTGCCTTAGGACGAACGGTGGGGGAGCTCCAAGCCACGATGTCTTATAACGAGTTTTTGTCGTGGCAGGAGTATTTTGCAGAAGCGCCATTTGATGACCATCATCGCTACCACCGGCCTGCAGTTTTGGTGTCGCAGTCCATGGTTGGTGGTGATGTAAAAGATAAGTTTGATTTTCTTGAGCCTCCTCGGCCGTCTAGGGCAGAAGGTTTGGAGGACTTTGATTTGCAAACTCTTAACGCATTCGGCATTAAACCCCCCTGATGTATAATTCTCGTATCCTTATGTTACGAGAGTGTGGAGGGGGCAGGAATGATTAAGAGCGCAGTCGCATTGGCAGGAGCATTAGCACTTACATTCTTAACGCAGCCAGTGCTAGGGCAGTCAAAAGAAGCTATGGAGAGCTGTGGGGGCTATGCTGATACAGCGAAAATGTTCATGGAGCGCAGGCAAAGTGGCGAGAGTATGCGGGCAATGATGGAGGTTGCAGATGGATTGGGTGGGTTTGAAGAGGTTGCCAAAGCATTAGTAATCAAGGCCTACGAAGAGCCTCGCTACCATACAGAAGAGAACAAGAAAAGGGCGGCAGTTGATTTTAGCAATGATGTCTACCTTTCTTGCATAACAGCTTTAAAAGCCAAAGAAAGTCAGTAGGTAGCGCTATGGAAATTGTTGTTCTTTATGTGATTTTTGCTGCGATAGTAGGGGTAATCGCTGGAAGCTGGGGGCGAAGTGGGTTTGGATGGTTTTTGCTATCTATAATAATTTCCCCGCTTTTGGGGATTATTATTTTAATTATTGCCGGGAAAGCCAGAGATAGGGGGATGGATAGGATATCGCCTTCCACTCATGTTATATGCCCGGATTGTGCTGAGCATATCCGGAAAGAGGCTAGGGTTTGCAAGCATTGTGGTTGCAGGCTTGCTCCAGCAACAGACTAAAGTAGATTTTTATCAAACGAGGCCGCTCATAGCGGCTTTTTTTATGGGCGAATTATGGCTACTGCAGGTTCTATAGTTGTTGACTTGCTCATGCGAACAGGCTCGTTCGAGACAGACACACGGCGAGCTGAGCGCCAGATGCGGCAGCTACAGCGCAAGATAGACAGAACGGTCAAGCGCATAGGCATGTATGGGCTTGCTGTAGCTGGCACATTTGCTGCAGCAATGAAGTCGGCCAATAACTATATGGCTGAGATTGGCATGGCAGCAGAACGCACGAGTGTGTCGGCTGAGGCATTTTCTGGCCTTGCTTACGCCGCTAAAGATGCGTCGCTATCCCAGGGCGAGCTAGAGCGGGCACTACGTCGCTCTACTGAGGCGATTAATCATGGCATAAAAGGAGGCTCAAGGCAGGCAGAGGCACTTAAAACCCTAGGTGTCTCAGCTTACGATGCGGCGGGAGAGCTAAAGACAGCAGACCAAATGCTAGTTGATCTAGCAGAAAGGTTTTCTGAGCTAGAGCCCGGGGCCCGTAAAACAGGACTGGTGCTTGATTTATTTGGCCAGCAGTTGGGCCAAAAAGTAATTCCCTTTTTAAACAAGGGTCGTGAGGGCATAGAGGAGCTGACCAATGAGGCGCGTAGCTTCGGGCTGATTGTGGACAACGAGGCAGCCCAGGCCGCAGACCAGTTCAATGCAAATTTGAATAGGATGAGCAGCCTTATAAAGGGTGCGTCAGTAAGTCTGGCTAGCGAATATTTACCAGTAATCAGTAAGTTTGTAGAGCTTTCTGTTGAAGCTGCGAGACAGACGGATGAGGTTTTATCTTCTGTGCAAGGCTTATCTAACGATTATGCGTTGCCCAGCTGGTTTAAGACAGCACTGATAGGTTTTGGGGCTGTTATTGATGTGGTTGTAGCGCTTGCAAAAGCAGTTAATGTTGTGATTCTCGCATTTAGAGCAGCGTTTGCAGATATTGAGCTTCTTTTCGCAGTTCAAAATAAACTGAAGCCTTGGAACTGGTTTTCAGGCGACGCAACAAAAGAGTTAGAGCAGTCGCTAGAGAGCCGAAATAAAAAGGTCGCAGAGTTTAACCAAGAGCTTGTTGACTTATGGACGTATGATGGCACCAAATTAACCCGCGCAGCACAAGAGGCAATTGAGTGGATGGAGTTTCAGCGAGGGTTTGTCGGCCCTCAACTGCCAACAAAGCGCATGGGAACTATCAACGTGACGATTGACGACGATGATGACCCACGCAAGCCCAGCCGCACAAGCTCAAGGATAGACGAAGGCCAGCGTTATATACAGCAGCTGCATGAGCGCATTGCACTGCTGGGAAAAGAAACAGAGTACGAGCGCTTGCTGGCTCAAATGTCGGTAGGGGCGATTAACTTTAAAACCCAGGCACAGGAGCAAGAAGCCATTGCCCAGGCGCAGACATTGGACTTCCTCGAAGAACAGATGCGTGCTGTTGAGGAGGCCAAGCAGCAAGCAGAAGAATACCAAGCCTTAATGCATCGCTTGTACCCAGAGCAAGCAGAATACGAGCGCTTTATCGCTGATGTTGAGCTACTGCATATGGCCCTTGAGGATGGGCAAATCACTATTGAGCAGTACATAGATGCCATGGCTCGGCTTGAGGGTCAAAGCGATGAGACTTTCAGCGCTATGACTGCGATGGCTGATATGGCCTTTACCAGTGTAGGAAATTCGATTGCGGACATGCTGGCCACGGGTGAAGCGGATTTTAAGTCGTTTGCTGACGGCATCGTCCGAGAGATGATGCGCATGATGATGCAAGCCATGATTATCCAGCCGCTCATGCAGGCCATGGGTTTTGCCAGTGGGGGTTATGTTGGTGGTTCTACGGGCGGCGGTTCCAGCTATGCGCCCGATGTCAGCGGTTACTATGCAAGCGGCGGTTACACAGGTGACGGCGGCAAGTATGAGCCTGCTGGCATTGTTCACCGCGGTGAGTATGTCTTTAGCAAAGAGTCGGTTAATCGCTTGGGTGTAGGCACGCTCGAGCGCTTGCATAGAAACAGTAAAGGCTATGCCAGTGGTGGCTTGGTTGGTGGTTCTGCTGCTATCTCAAGCCCGTCGGTTGAAGTCAATATAATTAATAAATCGGGGCAGCCAGTCAGTGCAGGTCAACCAAAAGTGAGGATGGATAACATGGGCCGCATGGTTGTCGACGTAATGCTTGATGATTTACGGCGCAATGGGCCGTATGCAAGACAACTCAAGGGGGTGATGGGATGACGCCAGTTTTTCCTGATTATGCCTGCATTCTTGTTGAGGGGTATACAGAAAGCCCTGATTATGGCGTTTTACGCACTGAAATGGACGGTGGCTTGGCAAAGCAGCGTGCTCGCTGGTCAAAGCCTATAGTCACCCGTGAGGTCACTATTATTGTGAGGTCAGACGAGGACAAGGAGGCCTTTGATACCTGGGTAGAAGAAGAATTGTCAGGCGCTGTGGGCTGGTTTGACTGGCAAGTGCCTCGCACGGACCGCACTGTTAAGGCTCGTATTGTCGGGGGCGAATACCAGTGGCAAGAGCCTTTAGGAAAGACGTGGCGAGCTGTCTGCCAGCTAGAGACGATAGGGAGGTAGTTCATGAGCTATTCGTCTAGGGCAAGGCGCAACATGCTGTCAGTATCGGCAGAGGCGGACTTGCTCGTTGCCCTTGAAATACACCATGAGGATTTAGAGGAGCCCATTCGGGTTGTAAACGACACGGTTGACTTGGATGTGGCGCTTTGGAGCGGCGAGGAATGGGAAGTGATTAAGTTTATCGCTTGTCCATTTGATTTGTCGCTGCCCGATGATGTGGATCAACAAATTCCCAAGGCCACACTAACAGTAGACAACGTTGGACGAGAGCTAACCCAGTGGCTTGAGTACAGCCGTGGCGGCAAGGGCGCTAAAGTGCGCATTTTGATGGCCATGCGCAGCTACGCAGGACAGGGTTTGTGGAGTTATGGGCCGTACGCTGATGAGGCATACATGAGCGCTGATTACGCGACGGGCCAAGACAGTGATGGTTACAACCCTTGGGAGTTCGATATGACGCTCGATATGTCGGGCATCAAAGTAGATAACTTGGTGGTGCGTGCAGAGCTTGGCTTTCAAGAGAGCTTTAGTCAGCCAGCCGTAAAAATGCGCTATGACCCACGAACAGCGCCCGGGCTTTGGTAAGGGTAAATGCATGATTTATTACGACACAGTAAAGCGCCAGCTAACACAGCAAGAGCTTGATGGGAACTTTGAGCAGTTAATGCTACGAGCTAAGAGATTAGGGGCACAAGACATGCCAATCACACTACGTAAAGACTTAACACGGCCACTGACGCCAAGGGAGATGGATACTAATTTTCAATCGCTTGAGTTGGCGGTTAAGAAAGCACGATATGGCGATGGGCCATACCCTGCTGCCGAGTACATATTTGATGGCGCTACTGTACTTCCTGTTGGCATCACCTTCAGCCGCTCAGGCACTGCTACTTACATCAAGAACGGGCGCATACTCACAGCAGGTGTAGATGAGCCTGTGTTTGAGCGGGGAGGGCTTAGGGTTTGGCCGAGTGTGACGAATTATTCCCCAAACTTCCTCTCACCAAGCTGGGAGGCTGGGACTGGAGTGGCTGAAGTAACTCGAGGCGTGCAAGACATAGGCGGCGGGAGTAGCGCTATCAGAGCGATTGGTTTGAGAGGAGTGGGTGACAGCGCAACTGGCTCAAACATAAGGTTTTTGGAGTTTAGAGCCCCTGCTGATGGGCCAATTACCTTCTCGGCGTGGGTAAGAAAGATTGGAGGGGAGGGCGTGCCTCGCTTTAGGTTGCAAAGTGAAAGGTCTAGCCCGAGCAAGTCTGACGGCTCATGGGAATTTGTGTCTGTTACACATCATTACACTGAGGCGCAGGGAGTGAGGGTGATTATAGGCAGCGAAGAGGGGGCTATGGATGTAGAGCTATGCTTTCCTCAAATACAAATGGGGAGCATTGCCAACCCTTATGTTCCCACATCTGAAGACCCCGAAACCATGCCCGCCGACAACGCCTCCATCCTAGGAGCAGCTTTCAGCAGTATTTTTAACCCCAACCAAGGTGCTTTGGTTTTGCCGCATAGCAGCTATGGCGAAGGCAATATTATCACACTTGGTGGCCTACAAGTCGCTCGAACAGAGGACGGGCTTGAGCTTAACAATACGGCAATCCCCGACACTGAGGACGCAAAGCAAAACCTAAAATTGAGATGGGGCAGCAACGGGTTAGATGTTTTTGTAGGCAACACAAAAGCACTGCATGACATACCGCTACCTGCAAATTGGGGTGATGCAGACAGCCTAGTCTTGGCTGACAATGACAGCGCAGGCAAGTATATAGACAGGCTAGCAATGCTAACGGAAGCGCCTACGGGCAGCAACATGGAGGGTATGTAATGCGTAGAGCAATTTTCCTTCTCCCAGCCGACACCGACTTCGAACAACTTCCAGAAGCCGTGCAGCAACACTTGCAAGATGTGGGTTTTCAATACATAGCACCTATGCCGAACACACGCATCATCGACGGCATGATGGTTGCTGACGGTATAGCGCACTCGAACGAGCTAACGCCCGAGGACTTTGCTCAGCTAGATTGGCAACTTATTTATTACGCTGAGTACCCCGACATTGTCCACCAAGACGTAGGCTGGGCTACTTATATGCAGTATGTCAATGACACAGTGCTATACGACGAGGAAGGCAATGAAATAGGCACAGAGCCTGCGCCACAGCAATTAACACATGGCTGGGCTGGGTGGGGGGTATGAGCCACTGGAGTGATGCATACATCGGCAGGCCTTATATCCCAGGGGTTGCTGATTGTATGCATTTAGCCGAGGAAATAGCGGTAGATGTGCTGAAAATTAATCCTAAGCTGCCGCAAACGCATGAAGCAAGCCTACGTAAGCAAGCAGAACAAATCGATAGTTTAAAGGCCGATTATGCGATTAAGGTGTGTGAGCCAATCGACGGGCATCCAGTACTTTTTATTGCCCGAGGCCGCTTTTACCACTGTGGTGTTGCTGCCATTATCAATGGCAATCCATGGATACTGCATAACGACCAGAGCGCTGGCATGGTTTTGAGACAGCGTATTCGAGACATAACGCTATTACACTTCAAACTCGAAGGCTTTTATAAATGGATAGCCAGTTAGTAGTCAAACCGCACCCGTTTACTTTTGAGGGGCATGAAACTACCATTGCGCCTTTTTTGCCTAGGGAAACCCTTGGTGCGTACATTGAGCGCAATGCAGTAGCGCTACCACGCAGTGATTTTGAGGTTTGGCATAACGGGCATAGAGTGCCCCATGCGCTATGGGATAAGCTGCGCCCACGAACGGGCGATACCATTGTCATTGCTGCTGTACCCCGTGGTGGTGGGGGCGGCGGCAAGATACTGCGCACAGTGGCGATGGTGGCTTTGGTTGTTGTTGCGAGCTGGGCTGCGGGTGCATACGGTGCAGCTTTAGGCTCGGCTATTGGTACTTCCACAGCCACAGGTAGTGCGTTGATTTCTGCCGGCATTATGATCGGCGGCTCGTTTCTTATCAACGCCTTGTTGCCACCACCAAAGCCTACCGTAGGACAGCTTGGCAAGGGAAATAAGTACGAAGTAAGCCCAACATACAGCCTTACTGGTGGCCGCAACTCCATGCGCCCGTGGGAGCCGATGACTGTAGTCTTTGGCGAGCATAAAGTAATACCTGATTTAGGCGCTAATTACTTTACGGAGTGGGTGGGCAACAATCAGTACCTTAACCAGCTATTTCATTTTGGGTTGCATGACGACGATTTGGAGCTGGGCAATTTTAGGATTGGGGCTACCCCTTTAGAAGAGTTCAAGGACGTTCAGCTTGAAATTTCAAAACCTAACGGCAAGATAGATTTATTCCCTGGCAGCGTAGAAACTATCGAGGGTTGGGTGCTTGAAAGGGGTGTGCAAACTACACGCAGAACAGGTGATGGCGTTACGAATTTAGCGGTTGAGATTGCCGCTCAGCTTTACCGCATCGACGACAAAGGTAAATTCCAAAACGAAACAGTAGAGTTGCGTGTGCAATATCGGCCAGTGGGTAGTAGCACGTGGACTGATATTGGCATGCTCAAAGATGCGATATACGCAACGCATTATTGGAGTTTGCGGCGCAAAGTGGAGGTTGATACAGGATCGGGGGAGTGGGCGTGGACGCCACCGCCGACATACCAGCAGGTAAAGTACGGCAGCACGAACCCAAATCAGTACACAGAAGGCCAAGTGGGGGTTATAGAGCCTGCAATTCAAATTGGCCCGATCATCATTAGGCCAGCGGTTACAGGCACATGGCATTGGGTGCCTCACCCTCATGCTCAAGGCAAGCCTTGGCGAGGTGTAGCGCCAGATCCATTGATTGGTTACTCAACCAGCCCTGGGGTGCGCATGACTGGTAGGCGACAAGAGCCGACACGCACGACAGTATCTGTAAATGTGCCTGCAGGTGAATATGAAGTACGTGTGTGGAAGGTAACCAACGACATTAAAGAAAGTAGGCGCTCAAATGAAGTCGCTGTAAACCAGATTCTAGCTTTCCGTGAGGACACCGCCGATTACAAGGGCCAAAAGCGTGTTGGTTTGCGCATCCGTGCGACGTCACAGCTTAACGGCAGCATTGATAGCTTGTCAGCTACTGCTATCGCACGGACGATGGTTTGGGAAAATGGCGAGTGGGTGTTTAAGGCTACTCGCAATCCGGCTTGGAGCTTTTTGCGCTTTGCCATGGGCAAGTACATTAACAATGAGCTTGTGTATGGCGCTGGTTTGGACGAGCATCAGATAGACTTAGATTCTATAAAAGAATGGGCGCAGTGGTGTGACGATAATAATCTAAAGTTTGACTGGGTGCTCGATAGGCAGATGAGCGTATTTGACGTGCTAAGCACAATCGCACGTGCTGGACGAGCATCACCCACATGGAAAAAAGGTAAGTTGGGCGTTGTGTGGGATGCCGCTAATTTACCTGCTGTTGCTATGTTCGGGCCATTTAATATCAAAGCAGGCAGCTTTGAGGTTTCGTACCTAAACTCTAACGGTATTGCTGATGAAATTATCGTTAACTTTGCCAACCGCAGCCGTGATTATCAGATGGACGAGGTGCGCGTACAGGTGCCAGGCACTACAGGGCACAAGAACCCACTGCAGCTTGATTTGGAGGGGGTGACAACAGCATCACAGGCAGGCCGTGAAGCTAATCTTATCGCAGCAAGTCAAGCGTGGCATAGACGTCGCATCACGTGGGAGACTGATATTGAAGGATGGGTTGCGTCACGTGGTGATGTAGTGCAGTTTAGCCATGACCTGACCGTGTGGGGCTATTCGGGCCGAGTGCTGGCACGTGATGGTAATGAGTTGGTGTTATCGCAATCCATACCTGATCCGAACGGCATTATGATGCTGCGTGACCCCGAGGGCAATATGGTGATGGCCACAGTTACAGGTGAAGGCGGTGAAACCGATACTGTGACGGTGATTAGCGATTTACAAGATTTCCCATTGCCTGGCGACGATGGTTTCGAGGATTGCGAGCCCATGGATTGGGCGTGGTTTTTTGACCCCGAGGAAACGCCTGGGCGCAGGTTTAAGATTGTTGACGTTCAGCCTGCAGGCACTGATGGCGTTCGCTTTGAAGCCATCGACGATGACCCCGAATACTACTTGTCAGAGCACGACCCGTATCAGTACACGCCACCACGTGATGGCGCTTTGCTTGCCGGCAAAGTTTACAGCATCCGTGCAAGTGAGGGCTATGTAAACACATTGACGGGTATCGTTCCAGTTACGTTCAGCTGGAGCTTATCCGTACCTGCTTTAGTTGAAGTTGAGGTGCGGGTAAACGATGAAAGCAGGCCCACTCAGCGTGGCATGTTGGACAACATCGTAGTTGATGGCCGTGCCAGCGATGTGATTGTTGTGACAATCACCCCGATTGTGGTCACTGGCTCAGGTGAAGCACGCTCATTTGAGCACACTGTTGTTGCCAAGCCGTCTGCGCCCACACCAGTAGGTGCAGCCACAGCTGAGATTGAAGAGACCATGTTGCGACTACGCTGGCCCACTAACCCCGAGCCCGATATCGTGGGCTATGAAGTAAGGGCAAGTGACAGCGGCTGGGGTGGAAGTAATCCACTATTCAAGGGCAGTGCTGATACGTGTACAGTAGTGCCTGGCAAGCCAGAGGTTGTAAAGAGTTGGTATATCCGAGCATATAACGGTGCGGGGCTTTTTTCAGAGACGTCACGCATAGTTACGCACACTTTAGAGGCGCTGCCGAATGTGACCAGCATTGAAGAAAAGTTCCAAGACACAAGCCTGACTAACGCAACAATTACGCTACGCTGGGATGCTGTGGAGCCACAGTTAGGGCTTGAAGGGTATGTGGTTACGTATGATGATGAGCGCGAGTTTACCGATAGCACAACTATAACGCTACCCGCAGACTGGATTGGTAACAAAACCTATATGGTTTGCGCCAAAGATAAGCGTGGCAACTTATCGAGCGGCACGCAAAAATCAATTCAAAAACTGCTGCCTAATCCGCCTACCGATATACGTGCGCAGGTGATTGATAACAACGTGTTGCTGTATTGGAAAAAGCCCGAGCCAACGACGTTGCCCTTTGATCACGTGCTGATTAAAAAAGGTGAGGACTGGGAAACAGCAGCTGAGGTGGGGACCCTTGGGGGTGAGTTTACGTCTATTTCTGAGCTTGAGGGCGGTAATCATGAATACTGGCTTGCAGCAGTAGATACCGACGGTTGGCAATCTGAGCCAGTTAACATTGCTGTTAACGTAAGCGAGCCGCCTGACTTTGTGTTTTATGGCGAGCTTGATGCTCAGCTTGATGGCGATTTTGATAACGCAAAGCGGGTTAGCAGAGGCGTGCTGTTACCTGTTAATGCTGATGAAACGTGGTCGGAGCACTTTATTGACAACAGCTGGGGTAGCCCACAAGAGCAGGTGGATGCGGATTATCCGCTGTATGCACAGCCCACGGTAAGCAATGGGAAATACACGGAGGTTTTCGACTTCGGAACGACTCTAGCATCAAGCAACGTGACGCTATCCCTTAATGATGTAGTCGTGCACCCTGACCCAACTGTTTCGACTCATATAAGCACATCGCAGGACGGCAGCTCATGGCAACGGCATACAAACACCATGAGCATTTATGCCACCAACTTTCGATACGTGCGCATTGAGGTTGAGGTGGATAGCAATAGCAGGTGCCTGCTACTGTTGCGTGGCTTCACTGTGCGGCTGTCGTCAAAGCTCAAGAACGATGCAGGGCACGTTGAGGCGCTTGCAAGCGACACAAACGGCACAGTCGCAAACTTTAATGTGACGTTTTTAGATGTTGCGTCAATCACACTTACACCAGCAGGCACGCAGCAACGTACAGCCGTGTACGACTACAAAGACGTCGTCTACGAAGGTACATACAGCTTTAGTGGCAGCACAATCACAGTCAACGTGGATAATCATGGGCTGCTAGAGGGCATGGCGGTACGACTGAGCTTAACGGGCCGAACACCTGTGGTTGTAGTAATCACAAGCGCTAGTGCTAACAGCTTTTCCGCCGAGCTAGAAGGAAGCGGCAGCGGCTCAGTGGAAGTCTACGCACAAGGCATGGCTATTTACTTATTTGACGAAGCAGGCCAGCGAGTTGACGGCCGTGTTTCATGGGCAGTAAGAGGGAGTTAAGTATGGCAGATCATGATAAGCCTACAGTAACGAGTAATTATCTGGATTTCGTAAATGAAATGCACGGGCGCATGGACGACTTGGCGGTAGGCCTTGATCCAGAACGCACGAGCGCAACCAACGTCCCGAATTACTCCATTCGCTGGAGCAGCGTCGCTAAGAAGTGGCAGTACTTGGATGGCAGTACTTGGAAAGACTTAACCAGTGAATACGCTATCAATATAGCGGGCCATGCGGAAAAGCTTAAAACACCTCGCACTATTCAGATCACTGGCGGTGGCTCGTCCGATGCCGTGGCGTTTGATGGCACAAAGAATATTGAGATACCCCTTAATAGCTTGGACTTAGACAACCTTACAGGGCTTGGCAGTGCGGCAGGTGTAGATGTTGTCCAAAGCACGGGGAGCAGCGAAGACGATGTAATGAGCCAAAAAGCAGTTACAGACGCTCTTGGTAACCTTGGTCTTGGCACAGCTGCTGAGCGCGATGTCGGCACGTCAGAGGGTAACGTGATGGAGGTGGGGGCGTTTGGGTTGGGGAAGTCCATCCGTATTGATGATGTAGACCTAAAAAGCAAGGCTTGGTGGGATAGCCTGCCAGAAGGACTGTCATACCTACTTTCTGTGGGTCACACTAACGGGCCAATATCTAATGCGCTGCATTTAATAATAACTAAAGAGAACAACGACCACGGGAGAATACTTGCCCAAAGGCACACCAACACTAGTGGTAACACATGGACGTTAGGGATGTCTGCTGGGAACTTTGGTGAGTGGGATGCTGTTCTTAGTGAAAATAATTTCCCGCCCATAGGCTTTTGCTACACCCAATACCCCGGCACTGACACTCCTTCAACCCTATTCGGCGGCACGTGGACGCTGATGTTTAATACCGAGGGTGTGTTTTTTAGAACAGAAGGGCAGGGAGCTAGCTCTTTTGGTGGTGGGGTGCAGGGGGATGCTATTAGAAATATTACTGGGACTGTTGGGGCTGTCTCCAGATATACAAGCGCAGCAGGGGCTTTTTGGTTAAACGACACCAGCGATAATTGGCCACGAGGCAGCGGTTATCCTATGTCAAGGTCTAGGTTCGACGCCTCCCGTGTCGTCCCGACCGCCGCCGAGAACCGCCCCCGCAACCGTACCATTAGAGTATGGCGCAAAACAGCACACTAAAGGAGCAGAACAATGTTAATGGCCAAGATTGTTGATAATAAGATTGTAGAGTTCATTGATACTGACAAGCCTGAGGATTACCCCGATTTTATCGAGATACCCGAGCACGTGCCTAGCAATGCGGACGTACGTTTTTTCCATGAGGACTGGACACCCAAGACGGAGCAGGAGCTTTTAGACGAGGGGTTAATAGAACCTGAGCCAGAACCTGAGCCAGAGCCAGATGAGCCAGAGCCGACAGCAGAGGAAAAGGCACGCTGGAAACGTGATGGACTGCTGTATGAGCTAGACGCTATCGTATCTAACCCGCTACGCTGGAATGCTTTTACAGAGGCCGAGCAGCAAGCCTTAGCAGACTACAGGCAAGCGCTGCTTGATGTACCACAGCAAGAGGGTTTCCCCGATGATATTGATTGGCCGCAAAAGCTAGAAACGATAGCCGCTAACTAAGCGGCTTTTTTTATGGGCATATGAAAAGAAAAGACTAAAAGCGTGAAGGAGTAACGATGAGGTTGATATCTAATTGGAAGAGGTGCTGGCGTATGTTTTCGATGTGGGCTTATGTTGCGGCGGGCTCATTGCAGGGCACTTGGGTGATGCTTGCGCCTGAGCAAAAGAGAGCTATTCCTGATGAGTGGGTGTTTTATCTAACCATCGCGATCATGGTGCTTGGGGCTTTTGGTCGCCTTGTCTACCAACCAAAAACCCATGAGTGAGGCAGCGATGGCAGACACAGATAGACAGTTGGCTGAAGTACGCCTGCAGCTTCAAGAGGTTAAGGAGCAGTTGTGCGAAATACATAAAGAAACTAAAGACATTATTGAGCTATTCAAGGCGCTTGAGGGCGGGTTCAAGGTTATTAAATGGATGGGAAAGCTCGCAACGCCGATAGTTGCTATTGCAGCGGCGTGGACAGCTATCAAGTCAGGGTTTTGGAGGTAGATGTGAAAGAAGCACCAAAAGACAAAGTACTACTAGCCAGGTTCAAAGATTGGCACTACTGGACAGCGGTTGAGTGGGATGAAGAAAAGCAGGCTTGGTCCGTGGTTGGTCATGCTGTTGGCCGGTGGTTTCCAGCCGAAGACATTCTGTACTGGGAGGTAAAAGGTGAAGTTTCTAGAGTTACTTAAAGCTATTTTCAAGCCGAAAGCGCTGGTGGCTGATGATAGTTCCCTACTCGATAACCTTTATATCCAGCTGTACCGAGACGAGGGCGAAGTGCTGCATGCCTACCAAGACAGTCTTGGGTACTGGACTATAGGCATAGGCAGGTTGATAGACAAGCGTAAAGGCGGCG